GGGGAAGCAACTCCTTTGTCTCCTAGGAACACAAAGGGTTTGCATCGTATGGGGCGAAAGTCCTTGGAACAGCAGGTTTGGACGGCCTGCTATTCCGCTCTTGTTTTCTCTGGCTGGGATGACAGGCTCGTGGCTTGGCATCTTCACGCTTGGGTCTCCAAAACCGTATTCTCTCGAGGATACGAATTTTGTTGCTCCGAGTTGAAGAAGCTTTGTCACGAGATCCGTTCCGTTTGCCTGAAGGCAGAGGATCTGAAGATCACTTCTCGTGTTCCGAAAGGAATTCGAGAGTGCCTTCTTTCCCTCTCCCGACGGGAGACTAAGAACGGATTTGCATTCACCCGTCTCGGACGTGGCCTTCCACTCCCCCCTGTAAAGGGGGTGGAGAAGGCACTCCGAGATGCGGAACAGGTGAGTGCAACCAGCCATCCCACACCGGGCTGGGTAGTGGAGCGGATCGGAGAATACGTGAAGTCCTTGACATCGCGTAGACTCCTTTCTACTCCAACTACCCTCCCCTCTTCGACATCCTCCTGCTCCGAGCGCTCTGGCGCAACGGGCGGTGTGGATGCCTATCTCCGTCAACTCGGTTTGGAAACGTTGATGGACATCTCTTTCGGCATTCTGGATGGACGTACGTCCTACCAGATAGCCGTAGAGAGGTTCGGCCAATACACTCAAGACTCTCTTGGGACATTTTGTCTTAAGAAGGTTCGAGAGAGTATTGACTCCTTCGATTCCAACCGACACGACGAACATCTTCGGTGCCTCGGTCTTCTGAAGCTCCGCTCTCTCAAGCCTATGGCTCGATGCAAAGCGGTGTGTCTCAGAAGCCCGGGGATGAAGTATAGGGTCATCGGTGTTCCCGATGCCCTTACCTTCGTTGAAGGAACTTGGATCAGATGGTCTTCGAACCTGCTCCCTAAGGAGCATTTCGACCCATCTGGCTCCAAGTTCCCTAAGGCCTTGGATGTTCGCGGTGATGATGGTAAGTTCTACAGTGTCGATCTCACGAAAGCCACTGACGGACTTTCCCATCAGGTTGTGGAGATGGTGATAAGATCTCTTCCCTTGAGGTCTGCAGATGTTAACCTTGCCCTTCGCAGTCTCGGCTGCGGTGGGTTCGGAACACTGTGGACCTTTGGTAAAAGAGAAATTATCTCGAGGAGGGGGAGTCCGATGGGCACTCCTCTCTCTTTTGTTGTCCTTTCTTGGGTTAATGCTTTCGCGACAAGTGCC